TTTAGCAGATTCAGCAATCTCTCTTACAGCTTCTTTTGTTCGTTGTTTTAAAAATTCTAATTGCTTTTCATTTAATTTAGTGATATCTTCTTCACTATTTTGAAGTTGGCGGGCAATATTTTCTAGAGTTGTATATGCCTTAGATGCATCCCTTACGCTGTTAATTTGTTTACCTAACTCAGCGTTTATTTCTTTAAGGATATCTCTTTGTTCTTTAAAAGATTCGTTATCCGGTTGTATTTGGGGACCAGGCATCTAAATATTTTGTTATAAATATTGAAAGTCAACACTTTTACCCATATTTAATAGGTTTTTTAGCAGATGGGGATTTTTGCAATAGTTCAGGGGATTGAATAGTCCCATCTGGGTTGATTATTGTTTTGGTACCTTTATTATTTTTATGAGCTGCTACTGCTTCTTTTTCTTCAGCATAGTAATTGTGGATTTCATTAAAGGTAAACCGACGAAGCCAAATAGGCATGTTGTAAACGGTATTCCAGTCATATCCACCTTTACCGTGAAAGACTATTTGATGTATTTGTTTAAATAAAGATGCCCTAGCTAGCGGGATGTTATCATAGGTCAGGCCAAAAAAAGCTAATCCCAATTGGGATATTGACTCTATCATCCCCGTTACTGGGAAAAAAGGTTAAGTCAACATCTGGTTGGATTTCTTTAATATACTCACGAAGTGCTCTTGAATCTTGAGCAAGTAAATAATTGTCTACAAAATTACGAACATCTTTTTTATCGCGAATACCTTCAACTGAGGTGATTGTATATTTTAAACGAGTTGTAAGTTCAGGGGAAGCGTCTTTGTTGATTTTCTTTAAACCTTCTAATTCGCGACTAATATCTTGTTCGTCTTTATGAGTTAAAAGTTTAAATGTAATTGTGTTTTTTGATTTAGGAAGTGTAAAAGTAAATTCATTTACACGAGATGAAAATAATTCTTTGTTTATTGATTTATTTTCTAAAGTTGATAAATCAATAGTCTGAGATTCTCCATTATATTCAAAAGAATAATCTGAGCCGTACCCTAAAATACGAGCCGCAACCATAATTGCATTTTTATCACCAATTAATAGATCATCAAAGTTAATTTTAGATACAATTAATGACTTAAGCAATTTATCAAGTACAGTACCGTTTTTAATATATGATTGGTTGGTAAGGATATCTTCTTCCTTAGCGGTCATATATTTCATTTCAATAGTACCTTTTGCTAATTCAGAATCTTCAGGGTAAAGTAAACCTTTAGAAGGTAATTCAACTATTTCAGTTGGTAATTTAAATTCACTCATAATTTTTATTTGTTATAACTTAATTGTCTTATATAAATATATTAAAGAGCAGAAATATTATCGGGATTCACATTGAATGATAATACTCCTTCTACTTTCAATATAGCTTTTCGGATATCTTCCATTTTTGAACGGTCGAATCCACTAGATGTAATCCATGGATGACCATCTACTTTAACGGTCATTATGGATTGGAATTTTTCTGTATTTTGTTCACTATATTCCATAGGTTCTTTTACAGATGCTACTGTAATGCCTGGGATGGAACGGATATCAGAGAATATTTCTTTTTGAGGGCGTTTCTTAATGTTGGTAATAAGCATACCTACCATTTTGAACTTGTCTTGGTATTCCTCGTTTAGTCGCTTACTAAGCTCCTCTTTAACTAATGTACGTAAACTATCTAGTTTCATATGTTTATAAATATACTAAAAGAAAATAAAAGCCCCAAATTTCTTTGGAGCTTTCATATATTTTGTTGTTTTGTTCTTAGTAATTCAAGATACAGTAATCAGGTTGTACGGTAACTTGTACGTTAACTATACTTCCGTCATCATCCCAGTTATATTCACCAAATGTAGCAGCGGTAATAACAGCTCCTTTAATGATCCATTCAGAAACGATATCACCTACAGGTCCGATAACGTTAAATGTAAGATCTTTTTTATAGAAATCTGAGTAACCATCACGGCCTGTTACTGATTCGTGGCCTAAACGTACCCATTCCATTACTGCTTGTGCACCAGAAGGTGTAATTGCATCGTATAATGTAAATTGGATAGTATCCCAAACAGTTTTTCCTTTCACATAACGTTGAACATTAATGTGGTTAAGAGGAACTGCGTTTTGTGTTAAAGATACTGCTCCTACTCCTTTTACCAAATATGATGGAACACCATCCATATAAAGGATAAAACGATTGGATTGTTTAGGTTCAAACGCTGTGAAAAATATTTCGTTTGGATTTAAAATTGCCATTTGTTTTCTATTTTAATTTTGTTATAAATATCTAATTTTTCAGTTTTTATCCTGGAAATTCAGCTCCTGTAGGCATTAAGATGAAATCTAATGAAATAAATTCAGCTGTGCGTGTTGGTTGGATATAAATTTGACCTACTAATTGGTTTTGATCAATTACTGCTGGGCCATTGTTTGTATCATCCATAACAACTTTGTAAGCATACAATCCTTGTTTTTGTTGGATTCCTTCTAAGAATGGAGTAACACGTGCCACAAATGAATTTCTAGTTGCAATTGTATTTTGTTCAAATACTACTGTATCTGCAATTTGTTTAATATATGATTTCAATTCAATCATTAAACGACGTACGTTTACACGATCAAGAGCAGATTGAGATTTTTGCAATGTTTTCTGACCGTATACTACTACCCCTTGTTTAGGTAGCGTTGCAATAGGGTTAATATTATTGCTATACAACGTGTCACGATTACCTTGCGTCAATTTCAGTTGGGCTTGAAGTACTGTATTTAATCCACCGCGGTTAATACCTGCTGGTGCAAACCAAGGAGCTGATACTTTATCGTTGAAAGCATATACACCTGGGATTACTGTAGAAGCTGGTACCCAAACTTGTCTTCCTGTAGCTGGGTCGATGATGCGAACCCAAGGCCAATAAGCTGCTGCATATGAAGTATCTCTAGTTTGAGCTTGTGTTACGGCTTCACCAACTGTGCTGTTGTAATCTGTTAAATCTACAACATACATGCTATCACCTCTAGCAATGGTATTGTTAATAATGCTAGTTACTTGAGCTGTATGGTTGTCATTCGTTAAACCAGGAGTAAACAACAAGTTAAATTGATATGCTTCAGGATTTCCAAGTAATGAAATCATATTATTATAACTAGCACCAACTAAACCTTGTGTACTTGTTGAAATAGCATCGTATAATGTAATACTGTTACTTACAGTACCTGTAGCACTTGCAAATGAACCACCAGCTGAGCCACTACCATTTTGTGGGATGGAAGATGTATATGCATTTACTGCAATTCCGTTTGAATCAAAATAGTTTGGTGTAGGTAAGTTGACTGATTTTACACGAACATATTTGGAGTTATTTACATAACTTCCAGATAATTCCATTTGATTTGTAGTAGAATTATAATTCAATACTTGATCACCAATTACTTTAGCAATATAGCGATTTGAATTAGGATCTAGTGTTAAGTTATTCCATGCCTCTAATACGACTTTATTATTTTCAGTATCATTACCACGTCTAACTAATACGTTAAATGTACCTGATCCAGTATTTGAATTAGTAATTTCCCAACGAACATTATCAGAGGATCCTGAGATTAATGAACCTGAGGCTCCAGCAACTGAACTGGAGTTGTTCATGAGAACACCTTCAGAGATTGTTTCTAGAACAAATGAAGCTGAAGTTGCATTTAAGTAAGATGAAATTGTAGTACTTTGAGCTGAAGTCCAGTTTGCTGATTCAGTTACTACACGAGCAACCAATAATGAAGTTCCTCCGTAATTAAAATAATTGTAAGCAGCAATTGAAGTTAAGTAAGATTGTGCTTGACCACCACTAATAAATGTATCTCCAAAGATTGTTACGAAATCTGAGTAGGAAGTTACAAGGATTGGGTTTTCAACAGGACCTTTTACTGTAGGACCTATAATAGCAGCACCTGCTTGAACTGGTTGTCCAGTTAAGTAAGTGTTGTCTATTTCGCTAATTGCTACTCCAGGAGAAGTTGTGAAATTTGCCATCGTATTTTTTTATTATAAATATCTAAGGTTCCCTTAAAATATGCTATTAAGCAGGAAACGTTGCACCAGTAGGTAATATGTTGAAGTCAAGTACAATAAACTCGGCTGTTCGTGTAGGTTGTAAATAAATTTGACCTACCATTTGATTATTGTCTACAACTGATGGTGGGTTGTTTGTTTCATCCATTATAACTCTAAAGGCATTTAGTCCTTGTTGTTGTTGAACAGAAGATAAATATGGATTAATAATAGCTAGGAAATTATTTCTAGTAACAGTATTATTTTGTTCAAATACAAATGTATCTGCTACTTGAGAAATATATGATTTCAATTCGATCAATAAACGACGTACGTTGATACGATCTAAAGAACTTTGTCTTTTCTGTAAAGTTTTTTGTCCAAATACTACTATGCCTGAATTAGGGAATGTTGAGATTGGGTTAATATTTGCTTGATATAATGTATCTCTATTTCCTTGGGTCAATATGCGCTCTGCTTGAGTTGCTACTGTAATGATACCTCTATTAATACCTGCAGGTGCAAACCATGGTGCAGATACGTTATCGTTAAATGCATATACTCCAGGGATCATAGTTGAAGCAGGTACCCATACTTGATTTGCGGTGTTTGGATCTACGGTTTTAACCCAAGGCCAATATGTTGCAGCATATGAAGTATCATATGTTGAGGTATTAGAAAGTACTGTACTGATTGGGGTACCATATTTAGATGAATCAAAAACTACCATCATATCGCCTCTGTTTTGGGCAACATTGATCATAGAAGTAATAGCATCTGATGCTGGGGAGGTCATATCAGTTAATAGTCCCGGGGCAATTAATAAATTGTAATTAAATGCATCTTTATTGGCTAATAAAGAAATAGATTGGGTATACGCACTTGCTGGGATTCCTTGAATGTTAGTGGCTGAAGTTATATTTTCGTAAAATTTAGTATCTCCACCATAAAATAATTTTCCAACAGCTGAACCAAAAGAACCACTTGCATTGATTGGAATTGAACCAGTATATTCTGGTTTGGCATTTCCTACATTATCAAAATAATTTGGTGTAGGTTGATTTACAGATTTAACGTAAATATAAGCGGAATTATTGGTGTAGCTTCCAGTTGTTTGAATATAATACTCACCATTGTCAACAGCTACATTTTCTACTTGATTACCAATTACTTTTTCAATATAATTTGGTGAGTATGGGTCAAGGGATAATGGACCCCATGTTTCTACAATTGAAGGGAATACTGTACTGTCATTTCCTTGACGAAGTAATAGTGTAAATGTACCTGAGCTGGTATTAGCGTTGGTAATTTCCCATCTAAAATTATCTGCTGAGCCGCTTAATAGAGTACCAACATTTCCTGTTGGGCCTGTACTGTTCATGATTTCTCCTTTTGATATAGTAGCCAATTCAAATGGACTAGTATTATAAGGAGCACCTGCAGCGTGTGCGGAGGCAGAAATAAATGATGAAGTAGCAGATGTAAATGAACCTGTTACAACTCGTGTTACTAAAAGTGAAGGACCACCACTATTAAAGTAGTTGTAAGCAGCAATTGATGTAAAATAAGTGTAGGTGTTACTTCCACTAAGGAAAGTAGCACCAAACTTATTTAAATAATCACTATATGAGGTTACTAGAGTAGGGATACCTACTTTACCTTTAACTGTTGGTCCTATGATAGCAGCACCTGCTTGTACAGGTTGTTGAGTTACAAAGGATTGGTCGTTTTCTATCGCTAATACACCAGGTGAGACAATTGTTTCTGCCATTATAAATTATTTTATTATAAATATGGTGTATTTTGACCTAGATTACTCTACTGGGGTGATTTCACCAGTCTCAGGACTGATGCTAACTCTACCATATGCGTTAAATACCGATTGGGTAAATTCTTTTTCTTTTTCACCGAGTTCGGCTAGGAATTTTTTCGCATTAGCGTGACGCTCTTCCAATTGGATTTTAATTAATTCAATTTCACCCAACTCAGCAATAAGTGCTTGGGTACTTGTTTGAATTTCTTTTAATGTGTTTTTTTCTTCTTCTGTTAAGAACTTTTTTTCTGAAACGATTGACATAATTTATATTTTGGGTTTAAAGTATTAAAGAAAATCTTATTCTCCAACTACCGGTTCAACTACTGGTTCTTCTGGGGTTGGGGTTGGATCGGGAGATGGTGGGTTATATTTTTCAAATGTTGATTGGGCATTAATTTCATTTGCATCTTGTAAATTTGCGATTACAAATGTTTCCAGAGCATCAAGCAATTGATTATATGGATCTGTAATTGCGGCATCATATGTTAATGTTGCACGATCAATATTTTCATACCCAATTGCACCATTGTCTGCAATATAAACATCCATTTTAATTGCTCCAGCATATGTTAAATGTGGAACCAATGTTAAAAGTGGGGATTGATAAATTAATCCTGTTGAGGTTGATTGAAACAATCCTGTTACTTGTACTGCCATTTTATTTTGTTTTATTATAAATATTACTTTCCTTGTGAAGCATACGACTTAACGTAATTTTTACTATTTTTGTTTTTGCTTTGTTTTGACTTTGCGTGAACGCCTGGTCTTTTCTTTTTTGGTTTACCAATAAATGAAACTGAGGATTGTGTTTTTGCTTTTGCTGCCATTGTTATAGATTATTTAAATTATTAACTGTTTCTGTAGTAATGATAACTTGTGCTTTGCTATTATATTTTTTAATTGCTGTTACTTCTTTTTGTATTGTATCTGGTACAATATAACCGAACATTTTTAATGTAAATGTTCCTTTAATGATACGGTTTGTTGAATCAGATACTTCAATTGCCGTTGAAAACGAGTCAATAGATGCTTTGAATTTGAAACGTTCAGGATCTCCCCAATATGAATCGGAAGCATAGTTGATTGCCTCAATTATTTTGTTCATCTGCTCAACATAGTATGTTTGAATGGCACATGTATACGTTAAATTAACGTAGTCAGGTACTACATTGACAACGAATTGCTCAACAGGTTTACGGTTTGTTAATACGTCAAAGTTTGAGTAGCCATTTTTTGCATTGTATCCTTTTGCCCAAGAAGTATATAGGTGTGGATTGTTTGCATCTAATTTGTTTGTAAGAGATCGGTTTTTATCGATTGTATCTCTTTTAAACATAATTAGTGGAGCCATTATAGCACCGTTTTTGTCTTTGTAGTATCCGTCTTTTGATACAGATTTCCATTTTTCAGGTGAGCCATAAATTACAGGTACTTCAATTCGTACACCATTTTGATATACAAATGGACGTATAACATTCTGAAAGTAGAACATTATTGATTCGTCTATATCTTGGAGGCCTACTGTGAATGGCTTAACAGTATCTCCTTTAAAGGACATCTGTTCGGAACGGTTAAAATCAATACCACTTTGTTTTGTGGGAGTAAATTGTTGAAATTCCGAAGGTATATTTGGATTACCTAAAGACTGATCCGTTTCAGGGAAAACATAAGGATCCACCTGATCGTTTGAGATCTGTTGTTGGCTTTTTGGATTTGGTTTTCTAGCTGAAGGCATATGTTATAGTCTTTCTCGTGTAATAGCTACTTTATCTGCAGGGACATAATGTGCAACGCAAATAACTGAATAGTTTGAGCCGTAATTGTCTAATCCTGGTGTATTGTATGGGTATGCAGGGTCTTTTCCTACAAATAATTGATTGTCATTTACATTGTCAATTTCCCAATATGATTCATTCCACATGATTATATCACCTACTTCAGGTAATATATCTGCTCCATAAGGTGTACCATCGTAGTTACCTACATCAGGACCACCACCAGAGTTGACAGGATTTTTGCCGCGTAAATCATCACGTAAAAATCTAAATGTCATTGGGCGATCAAAGCTCACACCAAAGTCATCTACTGGGGATTGGTTATCGCCTCTTTCAATTAAAACATTAAGTAAAACAGGACCATTATAGTATTTGGCACCTGCAGCTTCACCATAAATGTTTACTTTGGTTTGTTCCGAAATTAGTTGATAAAATGCACATTGTTGGGAAATAATATCCCACATCAACTCACGGCTAATGTGTCTAAAAAGGGATACATCACGTTGGGTTCCAAATAATGCCATATTATCCTACAAAAATTGTCATTGGTACGTCGTTCAATATATTTTTCTGGTTTTCTGCTTCAGCTGCTTTCTTTTCAAGTAAAGCTTTACGTGAAGTAGAATCTAAGTATACTCGTAAGCGTTCAATCAATGCTGTTCTTTCATTTGTTGCTGCAGTGATCAAGTTACTTTGATTCAATGTAATTTCCGATCCAGGGATTGGTACTGTTGAGTATTTTCCACGAACATATCCGAGCATTTCTTTTGCTAGGGCTAAAGCATATTCAAATATCCAAGAACGTCCAATTGAGTTAATGTTAGAGTATGTTGGATTTTCATATGGTACGTCTCCAGGAGTAGCAATTACACTACCACTTACATCAGCATATGGTTGACGTGTGTCATCCAATTTTACATATTGGAACCACAATGTTTGATAATGTACAATCGGAATAGGGAATATTTTGAGTTGGTTGTTTACCAATTCAAATGTATATTGCGATTTGCGGATTTGATCGTTGAGTTCAATTGCTTGAATTTTCTGCAAGTCATAGTTGATAGGCATCAACATGAAGTTGATTGCAGGAGAATATGAACCCCACCCAAAGCTATCTAACATTTGCATCATACCAGTACCTGTACCTGCATATGGGTCAAAGTATCGCATGATTGCAGGAGGTGCTTCATAATATATGCGTTTAATTTCAATACCACCCTGAATGCTTTGGGAAATTGCCCATTCGTTCATGTCGTATTCTTGTTGGCCTGCTATTAATTGGATAGAGCCACTATGGTAAGTTACTTTACCTCCAACACCTGCTTCTGTCCCATATTGGTTTGAGAGTACAACAACGTTTGCTAGTGTTTCTTGCACTAGTTTGTTGTTTGCAGGAGCAATAGTCATTGGGTTTCCTTGAAACGTCAATAGATTATCTGCTACTTGGTAGGCATATAATTCGTTTCCGTAAGTAGTTACGGCATCTTCAAGGGCAGTGTAAAAGTTAATGTCCTGTAGTTCAACTTCAACCAATGGATACCCCAAACGCTGAGCGGCAAATTTTGCAAATTTGTCAGCGTCTTGTTGGAATTGATAATCGTTATCGTAAAATCCGAATGGTGTATCGCCTGGGAAGAAACTACTTGAACCGGGCCAAATTGGAATATTCATTGCCTAACTATTTTATTATAAATATGGCAAATTAAGCAAAGCTAGCACTTCGATATTGGGTACCATCATAGATAAATAAGAATGAACCACTCCAATAGGCACTTCCGATTTGAGGGGTAGTAGATTGGGATAATGGGAGGATAAAGCTACCGCTTACTTGTAATGTACCGTATATGTTTACTTGAGATCCTGTTTTTTCAAATATTTTATTTGGAAAGTTGTACATGTTAACTGTCCAATCCGATGTTGCCTCTATGATTGGTAAACCAGATACATCGTTTACCATATAAATGGAACCTGATGTCACATCTGTTACTGTAAATTGCGATCCAGCACTTGTTGCTCCAAAATCAGCAATGATGTTTTGACCCCCAACAGCTGCTGTACTCCCAGTAAATGTGGCTGCTACACGTAATGCAGTTTCGGTTTGAGATGCAGTAGTAGCAAAGAATGTTGGAGTGATGTTTACTCCATAATATTGACCTCCTACAGTATTAGATGCAGATATAGATTGGGAAATTGTAAATGCAGATTGAGATGTAGCAAGAGATATAATTGGTGAGCTAAATGTAGTTTGACCATTATCTAAAACAGTCATTAAGTTTGTTGGCGTACTGTTTTGTAAATGGAATGTTGTAGTTGCACTTGTAGCACCTGAGCCTCTAACTTGTAAACGAGATGTTCCTGTATTTGTAGATAGACCAACGTATGTGTTGCCTGAGATTGTATTGAATAGATTATTACCTATAGTATTCTCAATAGCTCTAAAATCAGCAGCAGCTGTTAAAGTTGGAGAAACATGTAATCCTCTAGTTATACCGTTTGCTCCACCTGTTTGGTTGATGGTAGTTTCTAAAAATAGGGTATTAAAAATACCTGTTCCTGAAGTTGGAGCATATATGCTAGCTATAACTATATCACCGCCTGTTCCTGATGTCCAGGATCTAGTACCGGTTGCATTTCTAAAATTATATCCATACCTCGCAACCGCAAGAGTATTAGATTGAAATCTTAATAAGTTACCATTAATAGCTGGGTTAAATCCATCATCTGTTGGGTATATGGCAGTTAATGAATCTGCTGTTCTAAAGCTTAGGTAATTAGTTTGTAATGTACCGTTTACTCTAGCACTACCACTTACCTCAAGTGGATATGTTGCAGATCCTGTTCCAATACCTACAAACCCGTTGTCTAATACAACTAATGAAGCACTATTATTGCTATTTTGTATTAATAATGTAGTGGTTGCACTAGTTGCACCTGAGCCACGAACTGCTAGTCGGGCAGGTGAGGTTAAAGTTCCTATACTAGTATTTCCTTCTATACGAACAGTATTTGTTGAGCCTGAATCTGAGGCATATGTAGATCCAACTGACAGGGAACTGATTCCTAGGGAAGCATATGCACCTCCTGCAAACATTCTATATACAGGGCCAGAGGTGTAAGTTAAAAATTGATTCCTACCAGAATCAAGACCACCTATGGACATTTGAGGGGTTCTAATAACCCCATTAACTTCTAGGGTAGTGTTTGGTGTAGTAGTTCCAATACCGACTCTACTTCCACTATAAACAAATCCAGTGTTTGCATCTAAAACGCCACCATTGTTATAAACAATTTGAGTTGTTGAGCCTGGTGCAGATAGAGAACCACTAAAAGATCCAGTTATACCTCCGGTTACATTAAGTGAGCCAGTTATTTCCGAGTTTCCTTGTGAAAAGAAACCGTTCTTTATTATAAATTCATTTGCCATGTCTTTTCCCTATCCAAGATTATGTTTATAAATATTATGTTAAGCCGAAGCGTGTTTTTATTGCGTTATAGTTTTGGAGTATTTCTTGTGCAGATAATGCTCTATCATAATACTGCAATGCTCCAAATGATCCAGGATCTTTACCTACTGAAAATGTACTAACTGCTGGGGTGGCATTATTAGTTTTGTTCCATTGGACAAAATTTGCTATGGTTTGGGTATTTCTTAAAACTCCGTTAATATATGTACTAGCAATACCTGTTGAAGTATATGTTAAAACTGTATTATACCATTGATTTGACGGGTATGCAAAGGTTACTAGGTAAAATGAATCTCCTGTTGTTGTTGTATAATATATTAACCATCTATAATCAGTTACTGAGTTGGGAGCATTTCTATAGAAATAAATAAGGTTATTAGCACTTCCACCCCCATTAAAAATAACATTCCCGTTAGTAGTAGATCCTTCAGGTATTTTAACCCATAAACTTATTGTTGCCTCTTGACGAGTAAATACAGAATCAAAAATAGGAAACACAACTTGAGAAGAAGTGCTGCCTGAAATTGGGGTTAGGGAGGTACCATCAAATATGTTATTAGATCCAATTGCTATACTGCCGGTATATGCTGGGGTAAGGTTTTTCCAATTGGTTGATCCGCTTACATATGATTGCCTATTAGCAGCATCTAAATAGAGTACTAATCCATCTGTTACTATATTATTTCTTGTTAAAACTGCCATATTATTGTATTTGATCTGAATGAAAGTCCCATCCTAGGTATGTGTGAGCACCGTTGCCTTGTACATCCCATATTTCATATGGGATCCATTCTTCGGGTAATTGGTCATACCACAATGTGTCTACACAATAGTATTCTTCAACTAAATACCCTAGTTCGGTAATAGTACTATATGGGTTAATAGTGGTTTTGGAAAGCAATTGGTAAAAAAATTCTTTCGAAGGAAATTGATATTTTCTAAAAAATAATTCCATAATATTATGTAGTTAATGCAATTGCTTGACTGCTATTTAATGCGTGTGGGAAATATATTATTGATTTAATTAACATGTATCCAACTGAGGTTATTTTATCTAATGCTAGTTGTACTGGGGTGGTTAAGTTGGTTGTAGATATAACATTACCTCCTTCATAAAATATCATTTGGTTTGAAGTACATACCAATACGAATTTGCGCATATTTAACAAACCCATGTTGGTTGAATTCCCCGTATTTAGTGAGTTTGTATTATTTCTCCAACGGCATCCAGTAAATATAGTACTAACACTAGCTTGTAATGTAAATATGTTACTTCCCGAGGTATTATATAAAAGTATTTGATCGAATGTAGTGTAAAAGCTATTTGGGGTATTAGCATATGCAAATTCTACATAAAATGATCCACTTGTTGGATTTGTTGCTATAAATGAAGATAAATCATTTAATGATATAGTTTCGGAGTTGCGTTGGCCACCTGCAGTAGTTGTAGGTACAAAATCTTTTGCATAAACATAAGAACTGGTGTAGCCAAAATCAGAGATACCAGAAAGTTGAGGTCCCCACACATCAATTTCATCTCCTTGTTGGGGAATAATTATTTTTCCTATTCGAGGGGAAATAGTACATGAACCTGATGCTGTTGTTGTTCCGGATGTAAATGTATATGATGTAGGGCTAGTAACTGAAGTTACTAGGGCATTAATTTGGGGATAATTGATACCGGTTGCAAAACCTTGAAAATCACCAACTTCAAATCCGTGAGGTACTGGGGTAGTTACTGTATAGGCTCCAGAGCTGGCTGTATAAGCTGACCCTGTAAGTCTAATACCACCTACTTCGTATCTCTGCCATTGGTTTGGGGGTTGGATTGAAGAGGAAAAATTTCCAGCTGAAAGAATTATAGGGGTTGTTCCTGTTTTTCTTCTTAACCAGATTGAAAATAATCCTACTCTATTACTAGCATCTTGTGATTGTTTTATAGATGCATTTGATGCAGTTGCAGTTAATGTAAATGTATTAAATTCACCTGAGGGGGATAGATATGAACTTGTAGTTGCAGTTAAGCCATTTTTTACCCAAACAGGGTTAGATAGGTCATTGCTCCATCTAAAATAATTTTCAGAATAATGAACTGCTCTTATAGCAGGAGTACCGGCAGAGTAATCTATTGTGGGGTAATTGAGTCGACTAAAATTGGTTTGGGTATCTAATGAACTTGTTCCTTTAGTTAATTGCAATCCCCAAATTGAAAATGATCTTCCGTTATCTGTGGTTGTACTAGGGTTTCTAGCAGTACGAACACTTAAATAACTAATTAACGATCCAGTTAAAGAAATTGTTCTTTCTATTTTTTGCCATTCATTTGTTATACTATAGCCCCCGGGTTGGATCTGAACGACTGGGGTGCTTCCACTAAAGGTAAATATTTCTATGGGCATACTCATAGTACTCCCAGTGTCTGCTAATCGGGTCCAAAAAGATAAAGAATATAAAGATCCAGAATGTGGGGAAACGGATTCAAGAAGTACATCCTGGGTGCTTGACATGTTACCGGTTTTGGTAAAAATGTCAGCTGTTTGAGTACCATTAGGTGCTAGTAAAGCATTTCTAACTACTGTTGCACCATTTGCATTTAATGCATTGTTTGTGTTAGTAACGAGATTATAAGGGAATCCACTAACATAACCATTTTGATCAATAGCAGTACCCGTAGATGTTCTAGTATAAGATGAGTTTGGAGTAGATGCAGATACTATTCGTTGATATGGTAAAACAGTTTCACCTTTAGTAACTTGTACACCATAAATGTAAACTGAGGAGCTTATATCTGATGGGTATTGGGCTACAGATGAAGTGTTGGGGATTACTTGAGTTTTAAATAATCTATTAACTATAGATGCTGTTGGAGTGACTGTATAGGATGCTCTATACCAACTATTAGGGAGACTTTCTAGAATCAAGTTTCTTGGATTAAAACTTAAAGCAGATCCACCATTTTTAATAGCAAAACTTTGACTAATAAAATCAATTTGAGTAGCGCCCATTAATGTTTCCCCAGCATCTTGGAATATTATATTGGCGTATCTTGCATTGGATTGGCTTACATACCATGAAACATTGTATGGAATGTTTGGTTCAAGTTGTATACCTTGATTCATCCTAACTACTCCACTTCCAGTTACAGTAATTAGTGTTGCTTGATTTGCCCCAAATGGATCAGGATAATTGTAGCTAGCACTCATTCGTATAAATGACCATCCTGCTGGAGTAAAGTCTTGAGTAAATTTAGCTTGGTTATATGTTGAAATTCTTGGTTTGATATTATATATTAAACCTTCTTTATATGTTGCTGGGGTGATAACTAGGGAAGCACTTTCAAGTAAACCTAAATTGTTTATTCGGTTTAAATCAGCCAATGAACTAGATATCATGAGAGAATCAAATGTAGATGCCTCACCGTCAGCTTTTACTTTTAAACTATCAATTAACGAGTTTGTTAATTGGGGTGGTTGAATAGCGGTATCTAAATTGTAACGACCACTTAACGCCCTAACATTTTGTTGGATTTCAAATTCTGTTAAAGATCTATTGTATAATGAAATAACCGACAATGCTCCGTTAAAATATCTAGTTTGGAGTTCATTGAATATTGAATCTAGTGTTATGGTAGAGGCAAATTGAGTTGAAATGATTCCTAAATCGGTTCTAATTCCATTTACATAGGTAAAAATAGTATTGTCAGGATTTCTAGCAATAGTAATATGATAAAATTGATTGGTAGATAATGTAGCTAAAGGATAATCCTCGGACATATATGTACCTAAATTTCTAAAAGTTAAACTAGATGTAGATGAAAGCTCAATACCTCTCATTTCAAATGAGCTACTGTTTTGTGCTATCAATGCATCTCTACCAAAAAATGAAGAGGATGGAGCAGTTCTAGAATTTAAAATAAAGGATAGTGTAAATGATCCTGAAATTTGGGTGGGGGTAAGGTTAGCAAAACTACCGGTTCCATTAAAGTTCAGTGAATTGTTTGAAAAACTACTTGAAAATAAACTAGCACTTACTTGTGGGTTTAATATATTATTCCAAGTATTAGATGATGACACGTACGATAACGTATTGAAACTATCTAAATTCAATACCAATCCATTTGTTACTATAGGGGGTGTTCCGTAATACATTATAGTCCGAATCTTGCTTTAGTTGCGTTATAATTTTGAGTGATTTCTGATTGGGAAAGTGCTCGATTATATATAGATGTATTATATATATTTCCATTGAAATGTCTTGTAAATCCAGGATAACCCCATCTACCAATTTGAGTATTTATGTTTCCTGTTGTGGGGTAAATTGGGGTTGTTGAATATGCGTTTAATACTGATAAAGTGCCATTAATATAAATACTTATATTCGATCCATTGTATGTTAAAACAATATTATATATTTGGTTTCTTAAAACTGAATTGTTTGGGGTTACTATAGTACTAGCACCACTTTGGACTAACCCAACGATTCTTTGGTTTAACCAAGAATAACTTAAAAAATACTGTACAGCAGAACTAATAAGTTGGGGATTTGATGCTATTAATACTCCACCACTAGTATCATTAGTACTAGGTACGCCTGTAGCTCTAAACCAGCAAGATAATGTAAAAAAAGTAGGTTGGATTGGTGTACTTTCAACATAATCATTTACACCATCAAATAGGATTGATCCACCTCCATCAGAATTAAATGTAGGTCCATTTATCAAGGATCCACTATTATTATTCCCAGAAATATCTCTCCATAATGTGCTACCACTCATATATGATTGAGGATTAGCAGCATCTAAATAGAGTACTAGTCCATTAGTTACGATTGGAGGTGTGTTTTTGTATATAGCCATAATTTAATCTTTTCCCTATCCAAGATTGCAATTATAAATATGGTCAAATACCGAAACGTGCTCTTGTTGCGTTGAAATTTTGGAGTACTTCGGAAGCGTTGAGGGCTCGGTTGTATATTTGTGTAGAATATATACTTCCTTTAAAATATGCATCTGCTTTATTTCTAGGAATAGCCCATCCTAATTGGAAATTTAAATTTGAAGCTAAAACGGTACCGTTACTAAATGTTCCTATACTTACTCCATTAACATATACCGTATTGAGTGATCCTAATCTAGTTATGGAAATATATGATACGGTATTTGCATTGAAATTACCTGCAATAGGGTATCCAGTAACTGACCCATCTGGGTTTCTATAGTAAAGGAAGGAAGTAAAGATGGTTGGAGTAGTACTTAATACTACTAAAAAAGAACTAAGAGAATTATACCCTACATTTATCAAATAATGTTCTTTTGAAGAAACACCTTGAACATTAAACCAACACCCAATAGTAAAATCAGTAGTAATTAATGTTTGAGTACCTAAAGTTACATAATCATTCACCCCATCAAACACCAACGCTCCGTTGTTTGATCCAGTATAAGTTACACCACCTACTAACGATCCAGTCAAACTGCTGCTTATCGGAGCAATATTTTGCCATGTTGTCCCATTATATGGTTGAGGATAGGAACGTGGATTAGCAGCATCTAAATTGAGTACCAATCCATTAGTTACAATATTACCTTGTCCACCGCTTACTGTACTCATAGTCCGAATCTTCCTTTAGTTGCGTTATAGTTTTGGAGAACTTCTGATGCACTGAGAGCGCGGTTGTATATTTGGGCAGTTGCAAGATTACCATTCCAATAACTAGTATTAAAACTATTGATTCTTCCTACATTTAATGTCCTAGTACTATCTCCTGCAGATAGTGTTGTGATAATTTGAGAAGTACCAAAAGAAACACCATTTTTATAAAATTGGCCACTAACCCCATTACCAACACATGTAACAAACACCCAATTATTATCCGTAAAAAAACTGTCTCTATTGTAATTTAAAGTTGTTTGTCCCCCCACACCATATGTGATTGCTAACCATAGCCTTCCACCTGACCCAGGGTAACCTAAGTAGAATCCTTTAGAACCTGTTGATCCATCATTATTTCCTATAAAATAACTAGCAGAAGAAAAACTATTAAGTTTAACCCATGCTGAAAGAGTAAATACTCCGGTGTTTTGTATAAAGGAAAATGTTGAGGTTGTGCCTATATTTGTTACGTAATCATCAATTCCATCAAATGCAATTGACCCTGCATTATTTGGATCAAATGTAGGACCATTTATTAATGACCCAGTTATAACTCCACCAGCTATATCTCTCCATACAGTTCCGCTTCCAGGATATGAATCACGTTTAGCAGCATCTAAATCGAGTACTAAACCATCGCGTACGATATTTCCGTAATATGCTATTCGTCCTGCCATCAGTATACTCTATAAAAATAGTTTGTATTATTTATTACCTGTTGATAATTTGGTTGTTCATTGGGGTATAGAATATATTCTTGTAATGTAAATTCTCGGTTGTTATTAAATACTATGGAGCCGGACCAAGCATTTGTGCCTGGGGAGATTGTGCTGTCTGTAGTGTTGTTGATGACTCCTCGACTGGTTGTTGAGTTAAAACTATTGTAAATTATTTGATGTTGTATAGCACCGGTACCAAAAGATGCATTAATTCCGGCATTTACACGGTTAACACCTGTAGATATAGAGTTTAGGCCAGCTGTTGCTGTATAAATAAATGCATTTGCTTTTCCATCAGCAACTAATCGTTTCATAACCCTAAACATGCTATATGGTTGAGGTAAATTTACACTACTTACCGAGCTCATATTATATGAAGAAGTAAAGTATATAGCAGGTTGGGTACCTTCTGTAATTAAACTTCCACTACTATATATTAACGGTTGAGCAGTTGTGGTAAGACGCTCCATGTTGTTTCCATTACCACTTTGATCATACCAAGTTTTTACATATGCACTTCCAGCACCGGCAAAATTTGATATTGCTTGAGTGTCTAAAGTATATCTATAAAATCCTATATTTGTTTCAGCATTGTCTGAATCACGGCGGATTGTTAATAGAGGGCCGTTGTATGAGCTGTTTAACTTTCGCAAGGAATAAGCCACTGTTGCTCCAGGATTCATGTCTAGAAATAATCTGTTTCCGTATGCAAATGCCATTATAAACCTCTTACTATTGTTTTAATTGTCCATGCTCCGGAAGTTGATGATCCGGTCAAAGCCATATTTGAACCTGTTACTATTACAGTAAACGAAACTGCAGTTGTGTCTCCAAAGTCTGTTGTGGTAGTTTCTGTGAAGTTAACCGTGGACCCTAACTGCATAGCCATAATTGTACCCGCTCGTGCATTTGAACCTGATCGAACTGAATACTCGAAGAATGCAGTGTCGTATGATGCAGTTGGTAAACTATATACTGTAAAGGATCCACTATTTGTTTGTACAACTTTTGCAGTTGTAATCAACATTGGATCTTGATAGTTACCAATTAACGTGGTATTGTCGGAGAATACCTCTAGTATTGGTAAACCGGAAATATCGTTTACAGAGAATAAACTTCCGGATAAACTATCGGTGATTGAGAATAATTCACCTTGTGAACCTTGTACTGTAAATATAGGTTGAGCGGAACCGGAACCAATTACGGTTAATATGGAACCTGATATTGCTGTATTGAATGAACCTGATAGACGTGTTGTACCTGCTACATCTAGGGAAGATGTTGCTGATCTTCGGATACCTACGTTTCCGAAGAATTGAGAGTTAAGGTCGTCTGTAATGGTTAATGATGCGCTTGCATTAGTGTTTTCAACGCGGAGTGCAGTTGTAGCACTTGTTGCACCTGAGCCACGTACTTGTAAACGGGATGAAGGAGTAGATAATGTTCCAACTATTAAATTTCCACGTAGTGCGCTATCGGCTGAGCCAGAGCCATAGATACCCCAACCAGTATTGTTTGACCATTCAATACTTCTCCAACTATCGGTACTAGTTATTGAGGTTAGAGTTGGGTTAACATATAGTCCTCTATAGATTCCGGTAGCAGTTCCTGATTGATTAATTGTGGGGAATGAACTGATTAAGTTTTCACCTCTATCAGCAATTGAACTATTAGTATAAGTTCCTGAAACACCAAAATGGTTTGATATAGGAGAGGAACCTAATATTGGGCCAGCTGGTCTAACTAAAAGTCTTGTTCCAGATATTCCGCTATTTCCTGAGGTTTGAATATCAGTAGTACCATTTGGTGCAGCAAATTCAACAATACCATTACCTACATTTAAATAATTTATATATGAACTACCATTCCATGCTTGGTATTGTATAGTTCCTAAAGGAGTTGAAACTCCACTTGGAGGTTGGTAACCTATTCGGGCTTTACTAACTATTGAAGAACCTCCTCCTTTACTTTTCCCTTCAAAAACAATAGATGGTGGTGTTGTTTGGGAGAACGCACCTGGTTCAATTAAGTTTCTTAAATAAACACCATTTTCAGTTATTACTGAGGAAGATATGTTTGATTCAATAGTAAATAATGATAATGATGAAGTAGTACCTATACCAACATTTCCAGAACTAGATACAAATAAAAATGTACTTGAGCCCGAATTTACTGTAAATAAACCTGTACCTGTAGATACAGAAGCAGATACACTACCTGTAGCAATTTGAGATAAATTTAAACCTGTAATACCTGATGCAGGTATATTAGTTAAACCTGAACCATTGCCTTGGAATGAACCACTAAATGAACCACTAAATGATCCTGTAATAGGAATATTGGATTCTATACGGTTTTGGAATATTGTAAATATAGCTGAACCGTCTCCACCATAAGTAGCATTGGAGCTACGGTATACTTTAAATAGATATGTTGGGTCAGTTAAAGGTAAAGTATTATAGATACTAAATCCTGTTGACCCATCATTTAAATTTAAATAAATTGAATCACCTATATTATTGTCTTTTCTAATATTAAGATCAATAGTATTGAGTGATGGTGTTTTATTAATATTAAATGAATATTGCTCGGTAGAGGAACCTGTCATAAGAGTTCCTTGTATTTGAGCTTGTATTGTTTTAGTACCCCCGATTGATGTACTATCTGAATCTGTTACACTAATACCAAGTAAATCGGATCCTGAGGTTTGAAAGATACCTGATTGGCGAACTTTAATAGGTAAATCTCCTAGACCAGTTAATAAAACTGAACCGGAGAACATACCATTAGCATATTGGTACCCCCCATCTGTAAGATATTCGCCAATAAGTGAGCCTGTAGTCCAAAGGGGCATCCATCCAACTCCGGAAACAAATATATTTTGGTTTGATTGGCTAACAAATCGAGTGGTATATCCAAAATTATCGGACCCAAATGCTCGACTATTAAAGGACCCGGTTAAAGTTAAACTACCTGTAGGTATTCTTACAGTACCATATAGTGTTTGAGTGTCATCAGCAGCATCACCTAATTGGTTTGAACCTGAGGAGTATGCAATTTGGTTGACTACTAGATTAGATATTGAAGCGGTACCATTTAATGTTAAATTTCCATTAAATGTTAAGTCTTGGTTGAGTGTATTTAAATATGATGCAGTTAATGCATTGGTAGCATTTGCAGCATACGAAGAGCTTACAGACGATTGAGCTTGAGATGCACTTACGGCATATGAACTACTTAAAGCATAAGATGCACTTACGGATGATTGAGCTTGTGAAGCACTAGTAGCATAAGATGCACTTACAGCTTGTAAAACGTAAGATGCTGTTTGAGCGTTCTGTACATAGGATGCAGTTTGAGCATTTTGTACATATGAAGCGGTTTGTGCGTATGAAGCACTTAATGCATTTATTGCATATGATGCTGTAGCAGCCGGGTTAACATTTAATGCATATGAAGCTGTTTGTGCATACGAAGCACTTAATGCATTTGAAGAAGTACCTTGTAAACTTCCGGTAAACGAAGTAGCTGTTAAACTACCTGTTAAACCATATGAACCAGTAAGTTGTTTAGAATTTGTCCAAACACTACCACTTTTAACTAAAATATCACCATATGAAGCAGATGTTGTTAAATCACGAACATCATGTAATTCACCAAGTTCCCAACCATTGTCTATTTTGACAAAAATTTTCCCGTTATTTTGATGTGCATATTCTACATACCCAATAATAACTAGATGGTTTGGGGCGGTTGGTTTTACATTAGTTAAATATCCTGGGTGGGATGGGGAAAGGTAGAGCATATCTCCATCTACCCACGTTTCTAACCCACCGTAACTTTTTGCTCCGGTAGTATCAATACCCCTAACTTGTCCAAATATAGTAATAAATCCTTCTTGGTTTACAGGGATTGTTTCGGTTACGATACCTAATGTAGTAGCAGAATCTGCATCACTATCGGCTTGGGCTAAAACTACTGCTAGTCGTTGACCTTGGGCACCACCTTCGGAAACAGAACGTACTCGAACTACTTGGAAATTGGCTTCTAATAAATTACCACCTGATTTGTTTACAACTCGGATTACGTTTTCTTGCCCTATTTGAAGAGTTACATTTCCACCTTTTAACCCAAGATCTAAAGTACCATCACTATCATTCCATGATAAACGACCTGTTGTAGGTTGAGTTACTATAGCTGTAGTATCAAAATCAATATAGTCTACACCAGTGATTGAACCAGATACAATAAAATTTGTTGCATATGATGCAGTTTGGGCATATGAAGCACTTGTAGCGTTTAAAGCATAAGAAGCACTTACGGCATTTGAGGCAGTACCTTGTAGACTTCCTGTAAATCCAGTTGTGGAAGATACACTACCTGTTACTTCTAAAGAACCTGAAATGATGGCAGATCCAGTAAAGGGGAATGGGGAAATATATCCTTCAAGATATGATGCGGTTAAAGCATACGAGGCAGTACCTGTTAAATCTCCTGTAAATGAACCACTAAATGAGCCTGTAAATGAACCTGATGTTTGGATTGGACCAACAGGACCTTGGGGTCCAACAGTAGCTACAGTGACTACATTAGTAACCGGTTGAGTTACATTAATAGTAGTTCCAGTATTGTTATTAGTTATAGAGAGTCTCCCATTGTTGTCTTGCAAGGTGACATCATTATTGTTTTGATTTATGTTAATTGAGCTAGCCATTTAGAAACTACCTAGGGTTACATTAGGGGATAATTGTACTTGTCCTTCTAATAATCTGGTTACTACATAACAATTTCCACTACCTGATGCTATTTCTAGATCATATACACCTTGAGTAAAACTCAATTGAGACGATGATACTGCGGAAATATATACTCCAATGGTACCCGATGTAGGTGGATTGATCGAATTGGATCCACTTAGATTTAGGCCGGTTCCACACGGGTCTAGACTAGACGATAAAGTAATATAGACCTCGCTTGATCCAACGCTAGGTCGAATTTGCATTCGTGCTTGATAGCCCGTTAAATCTACAGGATTACCATTAGAGTCTGTGTATGCTACTTGAAAATCTACAGTAGCGCCTTGTTCGATTACAAAAGAATATCTTCCAGCAGCCATTTATTTTTGTTATAAATATGGTTAGCCTCTGAATGATTTGTATACCTCTAAGATGTCGTCTACGATTGGGTGTCTATGGTTTTTTTCTAATGTAACTACTTCAAATCCAGGCACTTCTTTCATGTGCTTGCATACAACATCAAATCCAGATGTTTTCTTATCTCTTAAGTCAACTTGAGCAGCATCACCACAGAAGATCATTTTAGATCCATGGCAAATACGAGTCAATAAAAGTTCTGTTTGATTGTCTGTTAAGTTTTGGGCTTCATCTACTACAACTAGGCAGTCTGTAAAGTTTCTACCTCGCATAAATGATACAGGTACGATTTCAATTTCACCGTCTGCTATACATTTTTCAATTTTGTCCTTGTTATATAAACGATGCATGTTTTCATACACTGGAGCTGTAAATGGGGCGAGTTTTTCGTTAACATCTCCTGGTAAGAAACCAATGTCCTGTCCTGCTACTACAGTTGGTCGAGTAATAATAATCTTCTCAATTTCACGACTAAATAGCAAGTCAAGTGCTACGTTGGCGGCTAATAAAGATTTACCCGAACCTGCTTTACCACGTAATATGGTTATTGTGTTGGATAAGATTTTGGATTTAGCGATTTTTTGCTCTTCATTCAATTGGATATTGAACTTGATTGGGCCTTTCGGTTTGCGTTTTGCTTTAAATGCTTCCTGCGCTTCAGGAGTTCTGTTAAAATCTGTCATATAACTATATTTGCTAATAAATATTGGGGGAGAAATAAAAAAGCCTGGCTTTCGCCAGGCTCTTCATATTCGATTAGTTACTTACTATTAAAGTACGTTCAAATCGTTGATCCAGATACGACCGAAGAATTCCGGACGGATCATTTTCTTAGCGTAACGAGTCAAGAGACCTTTACGTGGAGTAAATGTATCTGGATCGTACACAAGAGGAGTCATGATTAATGGAACATATGGAGCAAATACCGCACCAGTTTCAAGGAATTGAGCTCCTCTATAACCCATCAACATTAAGTTTTCTGTCATGTAAGGGTTTTTGTAAACTGTGTAACGGTTATTCATTTGACCAGCTTTCTGGATACCAAATGAGTAGCTAGCTTTAGTTACATCACCATCAGAAGATGAAGCAAATCCTGGGATTGATTCGAGGATAGTTGCTACAGTTGGAGAACATACGATGAAGTTTGCACCACCACGTAATGTCTTTTGGTGAATTTTGTTACTAACTTTCTGCATTTTAGTACCTAAAGTTTGGAACCACTGACCTTGAGTGTTGTAGTAACCAGCGTCAGTTGCCCAAGCTGTTTTACCTGCATTCAAGTAGTTGTTGTTTTTAGCTGACCAGTACTCATCCCATGCAGATGCGTCTTGGATCAACATATCCAATACTTCAAGATCAATTTCCAATGCAATGTACTCACTCATGATTGAAGTCAATTCAGCTTCAGCATCCAAAGATTGGTATGCGTTCAAATCTTGAGCGAATTCTGGTGTCCATTGTGCTTTCAACTTACGAGTTTTAGCAACAATAGCCTCAGATTTCATTTGGATATTGATTTGTGGAATAGCCAATTGATCTGTAGATGTAGAATCAGCATTTGGATAACCAGCACCGCTGTTATCTTCGAAATCACCACGGTAGTTATCAGCTGGTTGTTGGTTATAGAATAAAGTTGCTGAACCTGAAACTGGGGCTGAACCTGAAGCAAATACAAATCCGATATTAGAACCTGTAAGGAAAGTATACTGTGGTAAAATACCAGATGGGTTAACACTAGAACCACTAACTACAAATGCACGAATACCTTTGTAATCTGGTCTGGTGAGAGATCCTGTAGGGAAAAGTACTACTTTAAGATCACCAGCGGCTGTAGAAGATGAAAGTGAAGAATCATAATCAACATTAGCCCAAGAAGCTGAGGCAATAGTAACTGCTGTAGAAGCTGAGAATTGATTGATTGAGTAAGCAAAACGACCAGCACCATAAAGACCTTGTGAAGCGTCAGAAGCTACACCTGGGTTAGTATTACCGTACATAGATGAGGTAGCACCATATGCATTACCACCAGGACCAAAATTACCACCTGGGGCAACTTTACCATTAGTGTCACCATATTGGAAATCCAAGAAGAACACTAGACCTGAAGGTAGGTTCATTGGTTGTACAGAAACGAATTCTTTAGTTGATAAAGAACCGAATACTTTACGTACCAATGGAAGAGCTACACCAGCCCATTGCTCGCCTTGACCTACGGTAAAGGTAGCACCACCTGCGTTTGTAGATGATTGCTCAACTACCAATTGTTTTGCTTGGTTTTCAAGGATCAAAGCCATGTTGTTTTTTTCAACTTCGCTTCCTAATCCTTCCAAGAGACCCGTTTTAGCCCATTTTGAGGCCATACGAGCTGCGTCGCTTTGCATGTTTTTCCAACTGCCAGCTGCGCTTTCTAAAAGAGAATTAATGTTTGACATTTTCTGTTTTTGTTTTTTGTTTAAAAATTAAATAATTCCAGCCAATTTTTGCATACGTAAGAATGCATCGTTTGACTCTACGATTGGTTTTTTAGCGTTTGGTGTTACCATTGCTTTTGAAGCACTACCTAGGTTTTCTTTGATTGTGTTTTTGTTAACTTTGATACCCTCGTTTAAAGTTTCAAATACCATCTTAACTTCACCTACAGTTTTTGCTTTGTCAAAAGAACTTAACACTTTCACTTTTTGGTTTTCGTTTAAGTTTTTAGATTTGAAGATTTTATTTGTGTAAAGCAATTTAGCATTTAACAAATTGATTTCGTTCAATTCAGACTTAAGAGTTTCGATAGTTGAAAGCGCTTCATCTAATTCAGCTTTCATAGCTTCATTTGCTTGTCCTAACGCACCTGCGGCAGAATCTGCACCTAATGATGGTTTGAAAGTTGATGAAATTTTGAAGAAATCTTCAAGTGAACCTAAATCGGCACGATAAGATTGTGTGTTAGATCCAAATGATTTTTTAAATGGACCTTCAGCACGTAATTCAGTGTCGAAAATTTGTTTCTTTTCTTCGTCAGACTTTGCACTCATAAGTTTAGCTGCAGTTTCTGGGAACATTTTTTCTAAACGTCTTACTGCACCTGGCTTGATTCCAAATAATTCATCAATTGGTTCTTCCATTTCTTCCATTTCTTCGATTTCTCTTAAAAGTTCTGCTAGATCGACTTCTTCTTCGTCTTCTATGCCTGTTTCTTCAGCTTCCTCTTCGCCTTCACCTTCGTGTCCAGCTTCGAGTTCGCCTGCTTCGATCATGTCTTTGATAACATCTTCAATCATTGATTTAAGATCCTCATCTGTCATGTCTTCGAGGTCAAGTGGTTCACCTTCTTCTTCACCTTCTTCTGATTCTTCGCCAGACATTTCAACGTCTTCTTCTTCCTCTTCTTCGGCTTCGTTTAAAGATTCTTCCATCCCTTCCTCTTCTTCTAGCTCTGCTAAAAGCTCTTCCAAATCAATTTCATTCATTGTGTCGTCTTCACCTTCTTTCATAGATTCTTTGTCTTCCATTTCGTACATATCTTTGTCTTCCATTTCGTCCATTTCTTCCATTTCTTGAAGCTTTGCAGCGAACATTGTTTTCAATTGAGGTGTGAAGGCTTCTTCTAGAGCTGCTTTTGCGTTTGCGATAGCGGTTTCTTTAACAGCTTTAGCATCAGCAATTGCTTCTTTGAGCAAGTCTCTGTTTGTTGCCATTTTTCCTAAATTATTTTTGTTGGGAAAATACGTTTATTAAGAAACGTAATAGATTTTTTTATATCGATGCCACATAAGATGTGAGGGGGGTGGCATATTCAAGTTATATGTATGTGGCAGACATGTCAAAGTCGCAAGAAAAAAAAAGGCTCTCAAAAGAGAGCCAATTTTTCACCGGTTTGCATATTTTAAAATATCGGACATGTACCTTTAGCACATAAAATTTCGGTAAGTATTGAATTTGTTTTAGCGTATGGGTCCAAGAATGTAGTTCTTGATTCGTTTAATGCACCGTTTTTCATCCATGAATCTGGGTTAGATGGGTTGGAAACTAAATCCCAAGTAAGTAATTCAAAGTCGTCTTGTACTTCCATTACTTCACCCATTTGTTTAAGTGAACCCATTCCGCGAGAAGAAATACCTATTAATAAGCCATTTCTAACTAATGCACCAGCAATACGTCCTGATGTGGTTCCTAAATCACCAGCATCAGCAAATATTTCTACTTTACCCCATACTTCATCTCCTCTCCACCATACTTCACGTATGGCATGAGATGCGTTTTTAAGGTTGATTACTTGCGAGTCAGGATGATCCAACTCACCTACCGTTTCGGTAGATTTCTGTTGAATTTTGCGTGTAAAATTGTCAATTTCACGCTCCCACAATTCACGTTTGTAATAGCGACCATTTCCATTTTTTACCTCTACAGTAGCCAATATCCCTTCAACAAAAACGTTACCGCCTTTGCTCATCCCCTCAACCAATTTCATTGGTTTTGGATCAAAATGTCTGGTTTCTATTAAAAGTTGCTTGCTCATAATTAATAATCCATTCCGTCCATTTTACCTTCTAGATCATTACGTAACATGTTTTTCATGTCTAGGGAAATGTTGTTATAGTTGTCAAGAATTGAATCGATATCTTCTCCTTCATCGTAACGACGCTCAGCATCTGCTTTGTATTCTAAATATTCAGATGATGGTTCTTCAGTTTCGTCAATTACTTCTTTAGAAGCTGCTTTTTTGCCTTTGAATTTCGACATCATTTTTTCAACTTTTTTACGAGCTACCTCTAGTTTTTTAATGTCTTTTTCAAGTTCTTTAACTTTTTTCTTGTCAGTTAAGGCTTTCATGTCCTCATCTTCATCAAGTTTTGAAAGTTTAGAACGTCTGTGGTCAATTAAAGCGTCAATTTTGTCTAATTTAGTTTGTAGAACTTCATGTTCTGCTTCTTTGTTGATATCAGCTAAATCTTTTTCAACACTTTCACGTAAAGATGAAGATCTGTGATTTTTTAAAACGGTTAAGATTTCATCTCTTTCTAGTCCCATTTCTTTTAAATAATCAAATGCATCTCCTTTAGACATTCCTTCTATTTGTTCTAGATAGTCTTCAACATCTAAAAGATCGTCTTGACCACTATATTTATCATCATCAGAATAATGAGCTACATTTTTATCATCACTATATGATATAGGAAGATTTAGAAATTTTGCAGGTGCAACATCATTATCAATAACACCAAGAGAGATTTCATTTAATTCAGCATCAATCATTTCTTGAACAACTTTACGAATAGCTAATTCTTCAAGTGATTCACCTGCTTCTTTTCTACGCTTAAGTTCAGCTTCGCGTTTTTGTTTTAATTTAGCTTTAATTTCTTCGGGTGTAAATTTACTGTCTTTTTTACCAGTTACAGCATCCTTAACATCAGATACAAATTTCTCTACACCTTCTTTTAAATCACCATATCCACTTGACTTGTATTTGCCTTTAGCTTCTTTTGGCTCACCCAAACCAGGATGATCAGTTACATATCCTAAATCTTTAACACCAAATTGACCATCTTTTGTATAGTGAATTGGGTCTTTTGTTAAGTTTTTAAATACGATGTCTTTAAGTTCTTGCATCGTTTTATCAGCATTCTTAGGATCTTTCATTTCAGCATAATAACCCATCATAATTTGATCAAAGATCATATTGTCAGGATTTTTATCGTCTGAGGAATCAAAGTTGTGGGCAAGATCTTCTTCTACAGGTTTAGAAACTTTTTTCTCTTCTGCTTTAACTTTCTCGTCTTCGTTTTTCTTTTTAGCTTCTGCTAAAAATGCTTCAAATGCAGTTTCGTAAGATTCTTTCTTAGGACGATCCATGATAGCAGGCATTACAGAAAGTACATTTTCTGAAATGATGTTTTTAGTTTTAAGGGATGCTACTGCTTCATCAAATGTAGCGGCATTGCGTACAATATTTGGAAATTGACGTTTTGCTTCTGTAAGGAAAACACCAATGTGTCCTTTACCTTCTTTGATTAACAAATACTGATCTTGTAATGTCTTTTTCATTAGTTTTCTGATAAGAGTTGTTTGATTTCTTTTAAATAGCTTAAAACTATTTCGATTGGTTTATTGATATCATATGAACCAGCGTTTCCACCATACAATTCAATTGTTTCATTTTTTGCATTTGAAACAAGTGGTTGAATTTCGTTCATTAATTTTTCAATTTCGTCTAACGAAGCGATGCGTTTCTTTTGAACGTCATTCATTTCGTTTAATGTTTCGTCTTCCCAAAGTTGCTTAACTTCCAAACCAGATCCTTTAATTTTTTTAGGCACTAATTTGTATTTGAATTGTTTTACATAAGCATTGTCTTTTACACCTTCGGAACCAGCACTTGGACCCATTCCTAAAGTGGCTCCAGGACCTTCTTTAATATTTTTCGTTTTTTTAAATGCCTTTGGAGTAGCATAATTCATTCCCTCACCAGGAGAAAACGAAGCACCACCCATTCCGGTAGCGCTCATTTCTGTTAATTTCTTGCGAATTATTTCTTTAATTTTTTCCATTTACAGTTTCTAACTCGTTGATTAAATCATAATACTGTAACAAGTCAACTAAATCGTTATCGGTAATTTTAGCTGTTTTAGCGGGTACCTGGATAATATTGATGATTTCGTTGATTTTGATTTTGGTTACTTCGTTTTTGGTTTTAGCGTTCAATAGGGCTAATTCTTCTTTGATTTCAACTACCTTAGCAGTGTAAAATTCTTTTAAACGTGGTTTATTGTCAACCGAAGTAATAAATTCTTTAAGGATTTCTTTTTGACGTGGGTGTAAATCGTTGTATTTTGTATTGAAATTTTCCAATACCATTTTATACGCTAAAAAACGAACGTCTTTATCAGCATTTTCAAATTCACCCATTACATCATCACGTACTTTACTTTCAGCAATTTTAGCAGCAGTTAAATGTTCTAAAATGGTTACTTTATTGTTGATAGCTTGATCAGGATCAATGGTGTTTTGAGCGTTTGCGATTTCCGTCAGTGTATAGAATGCAGCAAACATCTTATAGTTTGGTAACTTGTGGTTAAAAAATTCATTCAGGTCGTAATGTTTCTGAATTTCATTGATCAAGTTATATTTTTGGCGCTTGATAGCTCCTCTATTTAATGTTTTAGAAGATTCAATTAATGTATCTACTACAACGTTTGCTTTACCTTCAGTTAATGATGTTCTTTTAAGTAACGTTTCATATAACTTATACTCACGACCTAATTCCGACTTAACGAAATATTTTTTAAGTATATCTTTAGCCGGGGAGTCCTTTCCGTCCAACGTATCTGTGGTGATCTGGCGAACTAAAAGTTCAAAGAGGATACCCGTGTTTTTATACTTTGAATGTTTAACTTGCATTCTTGTAAATATTTGTTTATTTATAAATATATAGAATTTTCTTACTCTCGTATCTGTGATTCATCTAATAGTGAATTCCCTCTAATGTCTGATTCAAAAATCATCTGTTTGTGTTGGTTTTTGATATCGTTGAACATTCTTTGGTTTGGATTTGGTCTTCCTTTAGTTTCAAGTGCTAATGGACTACCGCCTTTGTATTGGGGTTTAATTGAGTTTGATTCATCTCCGTCTTTTTTAGCGCCGTCTGCTCCGATTCTATCTTTTCCAAATGCATTGTCTTGTGTGTTTTTGTCTGTAACTTTTTCTTCAGGGCGACCTAAATCTTTTTCCTCATCATATCCTGTAGGTACTTCAGTTGCTTCATATCTACTTCTACCATATAGAGAAGCTAGATCATGTGGTGTACCGTAAGATTTTCCAGTTTCAAGAGGGTCGTTACCTTCGTTTTCAATTTGTGCAATACGGAATTTACGTTTAGCATCTTGTAAAAGCAAGTCTCTATATTCATCATATTGATCTTCGCTCAAGTGGAATAGGTTTTCATAGATCCAGTCAGTAGGTAGGATTTTATTTTCCATCATCTGAGTGGCTAGTTCAACTTTTTCTTTCATCAATGCTATTCTTTCTTGATCGTAAATGATTGAAGGAGTAGTTAATGACAATTCAAAGTTTGTCATGCTTTCGTCACGATATCCTTGAGAGTATAAGTGAACCAAAGCAATTTTAGTTAATTCAGATACTACAATACGTTGGATACGTTCAATTGTGCGTGCAAATCGAATATCTTCAGCAGCTAATGTAGCTTTACCTGTTAAATCTTTCTCATAGCCCATAAATGCTTTAGGAACTTTAAGGGCAGCAAATAATTTATCACGTAAGTAGGTAACGTCTTCAATACCTTGCCATTGTAAACCTGGGAGGTTATCAATTTTGGTTGCTTGATCATTTCCACGTACTGGGATATAGAAGTCTTCAAGTAGGTTTTGCATGTTGTACTTCAAGTTATAATCACCAGTTTGTTGATCAATATATGGAGTACGTTTCATTTTGGAAATTGTCTTCTGCATGAAGTTTTCTACCTCAGCAGGTGCAATATTTCCAACGTTAACATAGAAAATACGTTTTTCAGGTGCGCGAACGATACGGTGAATTAACATCGCATCTTCCATCATAATATATTGTTTAAACAATTTACGAGCAGGCTCTAAATACGATCTACCATAAGGTAGAAAGTTAGTATCCGTTAATAAACGAAAATGCGCCATTTCGTAGTTGTCAAAGTAAATTGAATTTGCTTGACCACCAGCGTTTGGAACATTGTAGTAACCATAGTCTGAAGGAGATGAAATACCGTCTGGGTCAAAACGGAAACGAACTGAATTTGGATGGTCTTTATCGTATCCATCTTGTCTTTCGATATGGAATGCGTTGTAAGGGATTACATTATACACACCAAATTTTTCAGCAATTTCTAGTTTTAAGAAGAAATCGCCATATTTCAACATGTTACGAATCCAAGGCCACAAGTTAAATTCTACATTCAATACATCATAGAACAAATTGTATAGGATTTTTTGTACATCTTCATCGGATGAGCGAATTTGTAATACCTCACCCATATCATTACGTAATGTACTTTCATCCGCTAAGATATCTAGGGCAGAAGCAATGATAGCATCTGTATCCATTGAATCATATTCGGAATAAAGTGTGGGGCGTAAAGTTTGGTAATTAAAGCTGCTTTGATATCCATAAATTGAGGTGTGTGAGTTGGTATAGATACGATTGAATCTATCTACCAATGCATTGGTTTCGTACTCACCCGAAATTTGGATTTTGTTTATATCAAATACCTTCAAATTGTTATCTCCTTCATTACGAATGATAACATCGGTTGAAAATAGTCGTCTTAATCTTGAAAATAATCCTGTATCTGCCATATTTTAATTTATAAGCCAAGAAATATCTTCTTGACCGTTTGAGTAAGGGTTATGTATTTGAAATGGGTTGTTGTTATACTTGTCGGCATAACTAGGCCCATTGGAATAACCTCCAGCATATGATGTCTTGGAATTACCAATACCATTCAACATACTTTTAGTCATTTCCATATTATTTGTTCTAAGTTTAAATGCGGTTTCACGTAAGTAACAACCAATGCAAAATGCCATTACTAAGTCATCATTGTATCCTGATTGGGCTTCTGCTCTACCGTTTCTCCATATAAATACTTTCATTTCCTCTAATAGGCGAGCTGAACGGAAAACAACTCCTTTATCCATAACAGCTTCTTGGAACTTACCAATTGCTATAGGGCGAGTTGTATTCGACATTGTAAAGCCTGGGGTCATTTTACTATGATCCATATAAGGGTCAAAGAAAGAATCTACATTATTTGTTCCACCTTTTGGTGAGTAATAGAAATTTTGATAACCTCTGTCTAAAATGGTTTGTACGGTTGACCAACCTACGCTTTGATTTTCGACTGCTAGCAATGCATTGTTATATTCCGTTGCAATACTTGCTAACAAGTTTCCGTAATCTTTTGTATTAATTTGGCCCTTATATTCACCTACCTGAGTGAATGTTTCAACATCAAAGATGTGAAACGCCGAATAATCCTTGCCATCGCCACGAGCTACATCAGCTACGATCAGATAACTCCTCGAATAATCCGCTGGTTCCCAAATCCATAGGTTTTGATCAATACCACGTTTTTCTAGAGGTTCTTTCACGTGAAATTGTTCGTAAAAAGTAATATCTTCAGGGGTGAATACTGTATCACCCGATGTTGTAAAGTCACAGTCACATTCCTGTGCTGCCATTCGAACACCTAAATCTTTATCTTGTTGATCTCTCCATGTTTGATCTCGTTCAGGGTGAACTTCCCAAGGCAATCTAATAGGTAAAAAACTATTGTCTCCCATTTCTGCGGAAACCCATGTTTGATGGAACCAGTTACCTGTACCATAAGGTGTAGATAAAGCTATACATCCACCACCAGTAGCTAAGGTTTGTTGAGCTGAGGCCCAAATCTCACCAATATTGTGGATGAAGGCAGCCTCATCTATAATCAACAAAGAAACGGCTTCTGATCGACCTGCATCTGCTGATGCACCAACTGCTTTAATTTGAGATCCATTTGGCAATCGGAGTGTTAATTTGTTTGCCTCGTCAGGTTTGTTTGCAAATTTGAGCCAGGAAGGTAAGCTTTCATACATGAATTTTACCTTGGTAACCATGTTTTTGGCAGTTTCCTGTTTTGTTGCGATACAAAGGATGTTTTTATCTTCGTGGAAGATCATCATCCACAATGAATAACCTGCTGCTAATGTTGAGATACCTAGCTGGCGAGATTTAAGTACTATTGAATATGGATTCTCTTGGAATAGAGTAAGTACCTTTTCTTGAAATGGATAAAGGTTAAAAGGTACTCGTCCACGCTTTGGATGCTGGATCTGGCAGTATTTTTTCATAAAATATGCCGGTGATTGGGCACACTTTATATACTCCTCGCGGACGGCTTGTTTTAAACTTTTTTCTTCCATTATTTAACTGCCACCAATGTAAGAATAACTAGTAGGGAAGCCACGAATCCTCCACCTAACCATTTAATACCTTTCTTTAAGTTAGTATTTTTGCGATTAAGATCAGTTATGTCTTGTTCAAGACCTTTAATTATCGTATCTTGTACAGTAACGATTTTTTCATAATCTGCTACTTGCTTAAGATAATTCTTTTCTTTAGCTATGTAAATGTTGATTGTACTATCCTTGGCGTCAATTTTTTCATTTAACTGCCATACCATTTTGTTTACAACTTTCAACTCAGCAATGGCCGAATCGCCTCGTGTAAGGTCAATTGCAATAGCTCGTGCTTTATCGTGGGAAAAACAAATTTTATCTGTAACGGTCTGTGAAAAACTGTTCGAGCTCAGAATTAGAAGCACTAGTAAGATCTTTAATTTTGTTGCCATAGTATGTGCGTGTTGTTTGTAGCTCTTTTTCGGTGTGTTTAATTTCTATATTTAATGAATCAACAATGTGATTTTGTTGATCAAGTTGTTTGTTTAAAACTTTTTGACCATATTTCAATAATTCAATATTGTTTTTTAGTCGTTCAATTTCCTGTTTTTGTTTTTCGTATTTGTTTGTTGTAGTAGGTGTTGGTTTACATTTAACTAAAAATACTAGTAACAATAAAAGTATCCCACCTATGATAAGATGGGATAACTTTAGTTGGAGTGTTTTATTTTGGATCATGCTTCAACTTCTCTACCAGCAGCACGTTTTAAATCATCCATCATCGATTTAGCAAATTTAAATTTGTCTTTTGCTAGTTTTAAAATACCATCAATTTTAGCTTTATCGTCTTTATTTTTCTTAACTGAAGCTAGGAATTGGTTGAATTTAACTTTCTTTTCTTCTGGGGTTGAAGCTAGTTCTTTTGCGGTTGAGTCACTACCTGCGGCTTTGGTTGCTGCTACTACTTCTTCATCATCTAAAGTTTCTGCTTTAGGGGCTGATTTTGGAGCTGTTTCTTTTTTAGCTTTAGGAGCTTCAGCAGGTTTTTCAGTAGCTTTTCTACCACGAGCACCTGGTTCTTTCAAGCCTAATGCTTTTAAGATAGCATTATTGGTTTGGTTAGCTTGAAGTGGGTTGCCTGAGTCATCGAATTCTGTTTGTTTGGCTAGGGCTTTAGCAACACGTGGGTCTTGGTTCTTACCAACTACTTTAGAGCGGATAGCTTTAAGTACTTCTTTTGCTTTATCGGCATCTTTTTTAAGATCATCTCTTGAAACACCCATATCTTTAAGTACCTCATCTGTAATATCACGGGTAGCGTCTTCTAATGTTTGGTCTTCGCCATATTTAGTTGCTACTTGTTGATCGAATCGACCCCCGAAATCTGGGATTTCATTGAGTTCTTCTGATTCAGCTACACCTGTTTTCATCAATTCAGCTTTTTTCTTTTGTAAAGCTTTAATTTCTAAGTCAGCTGCTTTAACAGCTGCCATTTGAGCTGCTTTATCTTCTGCTTCACCTTCATGTAAAACAGCGCTAATTTCTTCACGTATGATTTCGAGTAAACGAGATTTTTTCATTTTATATTTTATTGATAAATATTAGAGACCCATTACTTGTTTCAATTTCTTAATCCTTTCCTCGGTAGTACCTGATAATCTGGCGAAATGAGGGATTTTGGTCTTATGTTTTTCAATAATTTTGCAAATCTCTTTATCAATTTCCATTCGATATTCTGCATCTATGGCACGTACTCCATTATCCTCTAATTCAACACCTTTAGGTGAAACATAGAAAATATAGTCATACTCGCGCAATAAATGAGCAGCAACTTCGTTTAATGTATCGCCTATATAGTATGGAATTGAATGCGCTAAACGCGTAAAGGCCATTACATCAATAACAGTACGATCAGTAATTACATTGTCTAAATATAGTTCACTTGAACGTTCAGCCAAAAATACAAATTGACCTTTTAATGTTGAGTCAGTGTTTAATGGAATACCTAAATCACGTAGATATTTTGAACGTTCTGTTCTAAATTCATAGTCTGTAAATTCAGGTAATTCTCTTAAAGCGTTAACTAGTGTTGTTTTACCAACTGAAATTGTTCCACAAAATCCGATTTTCATAACTTTTATTTTAAAAAACTTTCTGCTACATAAATTGCTTGTGCTCCTGATACTGTAATACCACGTGCACTTAAAGCATCACCTACGAAATGTACGTTAGGATAATCTACTAAACTAAGATTACTATAATCTACTTTTACCTCAGGTGACAAATATTTTACTTCAGGAATATACATTCCCCAATCATCTCCAAGTGTAGGGAATACTTTTTTCATATCTGTGATAAAATCCATTACATATTTGAAATAACCTCCCATTGCAGGTTCTACAACGTGAGTTAAAGTATCCATACTGATTTGAGTTGAAGTTACATCATTGCCTTCAGATGTAGTTGATGGGATACGAGATGGACTATAATATAAACCAGTTCCATTTGACTGTAATTTAGAAACTACTTCACGTGACCAAGTAAATGGATCTTCAATACCATTAATTTCCATCAAGATACCAAAGTTAGTCATATCATTTCGATACGCTTCATCTTTTTTAGCGTGACCATTGTAACTGTGATCTCCATATGTTTCCTCTACAGCAACATAAGCCGCATTATTATTTGTACAAAATGAACGTAACGATACTCCTTCATTATCAAATTTTCTATATAACTTAAAGTCATATGAAATATCAATTAATTTTTGAAAGTGTTCTTGTGGTGCCTCAAATCGAACGCCAATTTGAACTGATTTAGGTTCATCTGGGAGGTTATAGTCTTGGGCTAATTGTTGAGCGAAATCAATACCTGATTTACCTACTCCAAAGATGAGTTCATCATAGTGATGACTATCATAATTATCTCCTTTTTCATCAACCCATTTACCATAAGCTGTATTGTTAGCAAAATCAATTTTAACAATTTTAGTTTCCCAATGAAAATCTACACCTTTAGACACTAAATAATCATACCAATTTTTAGCAATTTCAGATAGATAATCTGTACCTACGTGCCATACTGG